GTTGTACGCGGCCACCGTTGTCGTTCCGTATGCCCCGTCCGAGGCGTACGACTTCGAGAGGAAACCCAGCTTCAGCAGCGCGGCTTCCACCGGCTTCACATCCGCCGGATGCGACGCCTTGCCCTGAGCTGCGGACGGGTCCTTCCGGGACGCCGCGATGACGTTGGCCAGGGACACCACCGGCTTCTTCGCAGGCGCGGCAGCCGGAATGGACTTGCCCTGACCCGTCACGAGCAGACGCCAGGTAGCCTCGCCGGGGATCCCGTCCGCGTCGCTTCCCGTCCAGCCCTGCGCCCGCTGGAATGCCTTCGTGGCGTTCCGGTCCGCGTCGCCCCAACGGGGTCCGGGACCCTCGGTATAGAAGCGGCGACCGCCACGCTTCACGAGCATTTGCCCGAGACGCGTCACGTAACTGTTGTTCGCGCCGGCGCCGAACTTCGAGACGCCGGGGAAGGCGTCAGGGTCCGAGGGCTGCTCGGGCTTCGGCTGCTCGGGCTTCGGCTGCTCGGGCTGCTCGACGTCGTCCCCGTCCCCGTCCGCCCACGACTTGAACGGCGTGGCGTTGGGCTTGCCCTTCAGGATGGTGGCGATCCGGGACCGCATCCTGTTCCAGTCCACACCACGCGGATCCGACTTCCAGTCGGACCAGTCCAGGTGACGGATCACGCTGTCCACGGTCCAGCCGTAGTGGCGGCAGACGGCCGCGCAGGCGCGCGCGATGGCTTCGAGCTGAAGCGCCGGCCACGGGTCCTTCCCGTCACCCTTGTTGACGCACTCGTACCCCACGAAGTGCGGGTTGCCGTCCACCGAGCCGTTCGACCCGTCGTGCTCGTTGGTCTTCGGCACCGGCCACTGCTCGGCCTGGACCGCGCGCAGGACGTCAGGGTCACCCCCGCCCGCGTGGTTGGCGCGGCCCCAGCCGATCAGGACCACGGTCCCCGACTTCTCGATGAGCCCCTGGCACAGCGGGCCCGGCAAAGCAGACGTACCGTTCGACACGTACGACTCGATGCCGTCCGAGCCCGAGGCGGTGTGGTGGACCATGACGCCATTGAGTGGCCCCCACTTCCCCTTATGGTTCCGGTTGTGGGTGCGCCATCCCTTGCGCTCACGGACCGGGACACCTTCAGCCTTCAGCGCCGCAAGGAACTGCGCGGCAGTCATCATCTTCGCCATCTCGTCACCCTTCCGGTGGTAGTTGGTGCCCGGTCAGTTTATGCCCGCGCGCATCTAGACTGAGACCAGCAGACAGCGACGAAGGGATTCCACCATGGGCCGGTGCGGTTGCGGCAGTGATCAGCAGTGCCTTTCTACCAATCCCGGCAACCTGGCGTCATACGACGAAACCGGCTGCCTGTACGTGGCCGAGTTCACGCCGATGTTCGATCAGGCAAACCTTCCGGCAGCCGTGGACCTGGTCCCGCTGACCTCGGGGGTGTGGACCAACACCGGGCTGTCCCTCACGATCCCGGCAGCAGGTACGTTCGAGATGGTCTTCGATGCGTACACCGTTGTTCACGCAGACATCGCTGCGGACGGTGGATCCGCTCAAGTACAGGCGCAGGTGCGGATGCGGAACGAGACCACCTCGGCCGTGGTGCCCAACACGCAGGTGGTGGCCAACTCTGCGGGAAGCAACCGGGGCGGCCGGTACCTGAGTTCCAGCGGCTGCACCGTTCACACCAACATCGTGACCACCGGGCCGACCATCATACGCATGCAGGTAGCACGGGTGGACTTCTCATCCGGCGCGGCCATCGCCAGTGCTGTGTCCCTGTCCACGCTGCGCGCCGAAGGCACGTCCATGCGATACAACCGGCTGGCCTGACGACACCGGCCCCGGACGCCGAAGCATCCGGGGCCGAGAGGTGTAGCGGTCAGCGGAACATCTCGATGACCACGGCACCGGGGCCACCCGCACCACCAGTGACCGCAGCCGCGTTGACTGAGAGAGCCCCACCACCGCCACCGCCGGGACCTGACCCTGTCTGCGCGCCCGTACCGGGGATGCCACCCCGTCCCCCGGTGCCCATGCCCGAGCCCGCCCGCCCGCCGTTACCGCCAATCCCTACTGTGCCGGACCACCAGATGCCGCGTTCGCCACGGTTGCCCAGTGAGTAGAACTGTGCGGTGCCGAGCCCGCCGGACCCACCGGACTCACTGACCCCGGACGTACCGGACACGGCCGTGGCCACAGCCCCGGTTCCGCCCTTCGCCACGACCACGGCACCGAAGCTGGAATCCCCACCGGTTCCGCCAGCCCCGTTGGCTGCCGCGCCTGCGGTCCCGCCGGCCCCCACTGTAATCGTGGTGGACGCGGCCAGTGTCGATACTTCCACCCATGATTCTGAGTAGCTGCCGCCACCACCACCGCCCCGGGCGATGACCTGCGACGCGGCCGACGTCGCACCCGCGCCACCCCCACCGCCACCGATCACACGCACCCGCAGCCAGTTCGCGTCAGGGTTCGCGGCCTTCGTCCAGGATGATGTCCCGGCCGCGATCGTCACGAGCATGCCGAGGAACGAGGACGCGGCTGCGACAGGGGCGGGTGTGGGTACGAACAGGCCACCGTCACCGCCGACCGCCAGCGTGTTGCCCGCGTCCGAGGACAGGTCCACGCTGATCACGTTGCCCACGATGTCGATGGCCGTACCCTCGGTGTACGGGGCCGCCAGGATGCTGTTCACCACCCACGGGTCCAGTGCCTGACCGGTGCCGGTCACCGTCACGTTCTCACCAGCGGTCAGGACACACATGCACCCTTCGGTTCCGAGTCCCGCACAGTCGCAGCGCGCCATGTTCCTGCCCCTTAGTTGTAGACCGAGATGCGGACGATACCCGCACCGCCGGACCCGCCGGACCAGCTGCCGTTGAAGGCTGCCGCACCGCCACCGCCACCGCCCGCGAAGGTCTGGCCGGCGCCGCCGTTTTCGTTGTTGGCCGCGCCCTTACCGCCAGCGCCGGGCCAGCCGGACGCGCCGCCATCACCGCCGATCTTGTGGAAGGCCGTGACCAGTACCGCCGAGCCACCGGGCTGTCCCTGACGCCGTATCTGACCGGTCCCGACCGCACCGGATACGGCACCCTTCCCGATGCCGCTCGTGCTGCTGGCCAGCATCTGCACCGTGGCGCCAACACCACCGGGGCCGACCACCAGCGTGCCGAAGGTGGAATCCCCACCGTTCGCCCCCGCCGCGTTGAAGGTGCCGCCGGTCCCGCCGTTGCCACCGGCCACCGGGACGATCGGGGGAAGGCTGGACGCTTCGAGCCACGACGCGCAGTACGTTCCGCCCGAACCACCGCCCTGCGCGATGCCCGTAGTGCCGCTCGTGTCCTGGGCGCCCGCGCCACCGCCACCGCCACCGATACACTCGACGAAGACCCAGGCTGCACCGGGGTAGTCCGCAATCTGGAAGTTCAGAGGCACCAGGTACGAAACCGTGATCGTGGTCTGGTATCCGACCGAACCGGGCTTCAGTGTCAGCTGCCCCGTATCGTCCACGTTGAAGTAAGTGCTGTCTACACAGACGCGCGCCATGTTGCGGTCCTTCCCCTCGGGTTGCTGCTCTGAATCCTACGGCCAGCGTGCTGCGACATAGACCGTTGCACCGGGCACCGGCTGGCCGGACAGGTCCCACACGTGCACGGTTATGGCCGTTGCAGTGCGCGCACTCACCGTTGCAACGGCCGGCTGGTCCGCGTCCACCGTCGCAACGACCACCGGGACCGTGCCACGGTCTTCGTACTGCCACGTTGCGCGGCCGTCGCCGTCCACCATGAAGGCCGCCGAGTCCTGCAACGGCTGCGACACGGCCACGCCCTCGGCCGCAACGAACGTTGCGACGCCTTCGGACGGCTGCGACGCGGCATACACCTGCACCGCTTCGGCCTTCGCCATCGCGCTGGCCATCGACTCGGGCGCAACGCTCATCGTGGCGCCCGTTGCAGCTGCTTGAGCAGACACGGCAGCCGCAGCCGAGTTGGTCACGGTGGTGACGTCGGACCTGCGACGGTTGCTGTACCGGGCCTGATACGCGACGGTCCGCAGGATGCCCGCCAGCGGTTGGCCGGGGATCCTGCGTGAAGGACTGTTGCGCTGCGCCATCACGTCACCACCAAGTCATCACCAAGCGCGGACACCTGCAACACGATGCGTTCGGCTTCACCGTTCTCGGATACGGCCAAGCCCGTAATCTTCATGCGCTGCGTGATCTCGCGGCAGGTCTGGCCCGAGGTGATGTCTACGCACCAGCCAGGGACCAGCTGCTCGATTATCACGGGCGCGGTCGGGGACAGGGTGACGTCCTGCGTGTCGATGAAGACCGGCACGTTCAGGGACCCGTCCAGCTTCGCCTGCGCGGCCTGGTCCGCATCAGACAGGGTCTTCAGCGTGTTCTGCTCGGTGTAGATCTCAAGCAGCCCGTAGTAATCATTGATCCCGCCGGCCACCCCCACGTACCCGGTGTCTTCGTCGGCGGCCACCACCTGCCGGGTGGCAAGCGAGGCCCCGTCCTCGGTGACCTTCAGGCCCTGCGGCAGGTCATCGTCCGACAGGCGCCCGATGGTCTCGGCGTAGTCGTCAGGCAGTAGCAGGATGTTCTGCCCGATGGCCGTGAAGTCCAGACCTGTTTCCGCCAGGTCGCGCAAGTGGTCCGCCGTCTGGCCGATCCACGCCTGATAGGTCCGCCCGCCCGTTGACACGGTGGGGGCCACGATGGTCACGGCGTGGCCGGGGTCATCGGGCCGTAGACCGTCTTCGATCAGGGTGGACGCGATCGTGGACAGCGGCGCCCGCGCGAATGTGATCTGCCGGTGGACCACCCGCCGGTCCAGCAGCCCGATCAGGTCCGTCGCGTTCACGGTGACTTCGTCACGGGACCACGTCGCGGTCACGATCGGCCCGGACCAGACGAAGGCGCCGTTGCGGAAGATGTTCAGCCAGTGCCGCCAGGACCGGATGTTGCCCAGCTCATCGCAGCAGTCCAGCCCTTCCACCCCGATCGTCACCGAGGCGTCGGACGAGTCGTTCAGCAGACGGTTGTAGCTCACGTCCGTGAGGCGGCCGGACGCGGCCACGTGGCCGCCCGTACGGTCCGTGATGGTGTACCCGTGGGTGGCGCAGCCGAGCGGCATCAGTACCCCTTCCCGAGGACGCTGACGCGGACCAGCGCGTCCGCTGCCGGGGGCGAGTCGCTGTCCGTCTCGATGCACACGCAGTACGTGGCACAGGTCAGGTCCGTGACTTCCACCGGCCCGCCGTTCTGGTTCCCGTACGCCGTGGACGCGGTCCGGCAGCCGAGGCCACCAGCTGTCACCACGGCGCGCCCGATGGACCCGTCCAGGGTGAGCGTGCCGCGCGGCGGGATGTACGTCACCGTGAAGTCCTGTATGTAGTTGCACAAGTTGCTGTCCGCCAGGTCGCCACAGTCCCCCACGAAGCCGGCAGGCCGCTCGTACCACGTCACCCGGATGTTGCGCAGCTCGTACGCGCCCGCGTAGATCTCAATCAGCGGTGCGTCGCTGGCCCACTGCGGCCGGGCGGACAGGTTCACGCTGTAGCAGGCGCGATCAGGTACGAGCGGCGCGCAAAAGCTGCCTGCCGGGACGGTCGGCTGCGGCGGCAACGGCACCCGGTTGCGGGGGTCCGCGTACGGGTCACCTGGCGTGACGCACGACTGAAACAGGCACTCGGCCGGGTCGCAGTTGTGGTCCGGATCCGCGTTGTCGGACACGCACCAGTCCACGCAAACGTCCTGGTCCGCGATGGGCGGGACGACTTCGAGCACCGGGATCGGATCGGTCCACGCCCACGGGGACGCGGCCACCAGGACAAATTCCACTTCGATCAGCTCGGCGCCGGCAGCGCAGGCGGACCTGCCGCAGGCACCCGTGGACCGGCGGCCGGTCTCGGTGGGACCGTCCACCAGGGACGTGCGGCGGAACGTCCGGCGGTGCGCGGCGTTGAACTGTGCCGGTGTCATCCCGTCGTCGGGGCAGCAGTTGTAGAGCGTGAAGCAGTCGCCGTCGCACGTGTCGCCGGTGCACCCGTTCAGCAAGTCGGACAGGAACTGCATGCCGTACTGCGCGCCGCAGCACGTGGCACCGATCAGTACCCCGGTGACCACGATGCTGCGCGGCTGCTCACGCGTCGGACCGAAGACACCGCCACCACCCACGGCGTTGCTCACCGAGCGGCGGCGCGGGTTGTCGTCCGTCCCGCTCATGGTGAGCGGCAGGAAGCCCAGGAACTCGGCGGACTCTGGAACGGCCGGGTCGTACCAGGGCGCCGGTTCCACCTCGGCGTCAGGAACGGTGTACGGGCCCTCGGCCCCGAGGACTTCGGCGGTCAGGCTCGGACAGTGGCAGATGTCCGGACCGGTGTCGAACGGACTGCCCACGGTGCGCAGGTACGTTTGAAGCCGGGTGGTGTTCCAGACCTCGGTCCCGTTGGCGCTGGCGTAGTCGATCAGCACGCTTCATCGCCCCTCTCGCGGCGCCGCAGCGGGGTGACGTTGTCCGGCACCCGCTGGACCGTGCGGGCCCCGTACGCGTCCGCCTGCGGCTTCAGGTTGCAGCACGCCAGCTGGCACGCCGCGACCTGCCGGTTCCATGGGCAGCAGTCCCCGGTGCAGTCGGGGGCGTCATAGAACCGGTGTTTGCCCGTGGCGTTCAGGGCCCACCGGGGCGGCAGCGGGTACGCGCCGCTCGGGCTGATCACGCCCAGCAGGCGGAACAGTCCGTACTTCAGCCGAGTGGTAACGCGCATCGGGTCCCCTTCAAGTGGTTGCTGAGCACAGCTTACCCGTGGACAGAAACGGCTGACGTTCCGTCACCGGGCCTGGCAGAGCGCGACCGTGGCAGAAGTGGGCAGAAACGGCCGTCGCATCGTCGCAGGTCAGGGCCTTATGGCAGCAAATACCAACCTTCGCGTATAGAGACACTTCTGGTGTGGCAGGTGCGTCACCTTCCGTACGCGGGCCCGCGCGCAACGTAGTGCCACCCATGCCTGACCACATACCCGCCTAATACGAAAGGTTTGGTTCCAGCTGCCACAAGGCCCTGACCTGCGGTTTCTCTCGGCTCGTTTCTGCCCACTTCTGCCACTCTGCACACAGTGTCACCCCGCGTCACGCAGCGCATTCGTCAGGAAGGGGTCACCCCGGTAACCGGGGTGGTTGACCACCTTCGCGAAGACGACGCGGCCCCCTACCTCGAAGCGCAGCACCCCGCCGGAACGCCTCGGCCTGATCAGGTGCCGGGGCGTTCCGTCGTGCACGAACTGCGTGGCGGGGTGCGTGCTGATCACCTCGATGCGCTTGTCCTGGTAGGGGCCCACCACGATGCCGTCCGCCATGCTGCCGTGCGGCGCCGCGTACCGGCGGGCCAGCGCCGCCACCCGTTCGGCCTTCCGCTGCAACAGCCGCTCACCGGGCCCGCCCACGGCGGACAGCAGCCGCTGGAAGCGGGACGGATCGATGGACACCCGAGCGGGCATCAGAAGGACCCGAGGGTGGCGCTCTCAACGGCCACCAGAGCGGCCACGGGGACGGGCGGCAGGGAATCGTCCAGGGCGACCGTGACGCGCGTCTGGAAGCCTACGCAGGCCCCTGCGGGGCCGATCGTGGTGGTCTGCCCCATGACGTAGCGGCGGCCGTTACGGCGGGACGTGTCTGTCCCCGCGAAGCAGCACAGCACGCCCTGCTGCACCGCCAGCATGTCCGCGTGATACTGCATGGCCGCCGCGTCCAGTTCGGCCATGCTCGGCGGGCAGCCTTCGTCGGTCGGACCCGGCACACAGCGGAACAGGGTCACGAGCAGTTCCACGGCGGTGACTTGCGGCATGGCGCAATTCTTCAGCGACCGCACCCCGAGGCCGGTTCCGGCAGACGCGGACGGGCCCACCTCACGCGGGAAGGTCTGCGCGTCCGTGGCGAACAGCCGCACCACGTTCACGGTGAGCTGCCCCGGCCACTCACCGGGGCCGACCGAACAGCCACCGTCGCAGCCGTCCGCAGCGGGCGCGGCAGGCACCACACCGACGCGGCACGGGCAGCCGGCCAGGCCGGGCAGGGACAGCGGCAGCGCGTCCACGGCGGTGCAGACACAGTCCAGCAGGTTCTGCGCGGCTTGGTGGATCGCCAGCATGGACAGCGTCATCAGAGTCCCGTCCCCGAGTACCAGATACGGGGCGCCTTCGGGGCGTCCGGGGACAGCACCCGCATGGCGCGCGGCAGCCCCGAGGGGTTGACGGCATGGATGAACTGGTCCACCAGCGGCAGCCCGGTACGTCCGTCCGTCAGCACCTGCTGCGCGTCCACGAACTGAAGGTCCACACCCTGCCGGGACAGCCGGGACAGGTTCTTCTGTGCGGTCGCGCCACAGCCGCAGCCCGCACACCCCCGGATGTAGTGGGCGGCCAGCTCGGTCAGCGCGGCGCGGCCCATCGCGGGCAGCGGGATGCCGGTCCGGTAGACCACGGTGAAGGTGTTCGGGTTGCCCGGGACCAGGGACATGTCCTGGCACTCGGGCCAGCAGGTCCCGCCCGCAGCGTCTTCGGCGGTCGCGCTGCTGCGCACCAGGTAGCGTCCGTCCAGAATGCCGTACGTGGCGGGGTCCACGACTTCCCCGTCAATGTCCACCGACACGATGTCGTACACCGGCCCCGGCAGGAAGACTTCGCAGAGCTGGCCGCCGCACTGGCAGTCGCCACGGCACCCGCAGATGGACGCGTTGTACATCAGCCCGTTCCGCATGTACGGGATGAACGGGCCCGTGGACTGGACCGCCTGCCCCTGGAACAGGAACGAGCGGAAGCCGTCGAAGCAGCTTTTCAGGCAGGGCCGGACCGTGACGGGACAGGACGGGCCAAAGCGGCTGCCGGTCAGCGTGAACAGCAGCTCGGCCGCAACTTGCCGCCACTTCTCGATCGTCGCCGGATCGGTCCCGTCCGGGATGTTCAGGCAGTCCTGGTCCAGTTCCCACCCGTCCAAGCTGCATAGTCCCGAGGACAGCGGCATGGCGTTCCTTCCTTCGGTGGCGGTGCGGGTTGCAGCAGGTGGTGCAACGGGGTGCGACACCGAAGCGTCGCACCCCGTTGCGGTCAGGTCACGGCGTCGGCGTCGGGACCGTGGCGAAGTCGCAGAGGGGGTCCGGCACGGGCGGCGCGATCGTAGTGATCTGCATCCGGCGGTGACAGGTGTCCCCGAGCGGCGTCAGCATCGGACCGGCCACCGGGGCGGCCGGCGGGACGGACACGTCCACCACGTCGTACGGGCCGACGCCCCACTGTCCCCCGGCCTTCGAGTTGCCCACCAGCTGGAAGGTGACCGCTTCGTTTCCGATGGACAGGTCCGAGATGTACGCGTTACTGATCCACGGCAGCAGCACGTACAGGTACCGCTGCTGGCCCGTCTCGGTGCAGTTCTGGCCCACCAGCTCAGCCCAGAACTCAAGGGCGAAGCCACCCGCGCACTGGATCGCACAGTCATCGAAGCCGACCAGTTCCCCACCCGCGTCCAGCACCTCGGGCTGGTTGGTGAGCACGGACGTCAGCTGGGGCGAGACCTGGAAGAAGTTGAATTCCAGGTCGTAGCCGAGCAGTGTGGGGCAGCCACGCTTCACACCGCAGAGGGTGCCATTGGCCGCGCGGTAGATGACGTCATCGGCCACGTCCACGTTCGGGTTCATGGCGACGGACGCCACGCACTCGGACACGAACGCGTTCTCGCCGGGAATCGGAAGCCCGCAGTTATCGACGCGGGTAGCCCGGACAACGTCCAGATTTGCGATCAAGTCACACGAGATGATAGCCTCACAGGTATTCGGACGATGGCCCAACGGCTTCACGCCACGCGGCACCCGGCCTAACACCAGCAGTTACCAGACATGATAACCGTGGGGGGAACCATGCCTAAGCACTACAATCTTGGCCCAGTCAAGCCGGACTGCACCTTCAAAGGGTGTACCAACCCGCAGTACGGAAACGAACTGTGCAACGGGCATAACCAGCAGCGCCGCCGGGGTGCAGAGTTGAAACCACTGCGGGCCAAGGTGATCATGGGTGCCTGTGCCGTGTGCTCGGACGGAACGCGCGGGGCGCTTCGGTCCAGCGGTGAGCCGTTGTGTCGTCGCCACCACAGCATCTGGCAACGCCACGGGGACGCGCGCTACGTGACGCGCAACCAGATACGGCAGCTGGCCACAGATGCCCTGTCATACATGATCGAGAACCGGGACCGGTCCGAGTGCTGGACCGACTGGGAAACGTGGCCCTGCTGGGAAGGTTTGAACGGCTACGGCGGGACGGTCACCGTGGGCTACCCCACCGTAGGCCGCGACAGGTTCATGCACACCGCGCTGGAATTGGACGGGCGCCCGAAGCCACCGGCCCCGAATAACCACGGGCTGCACTCGTGTGCTCAGAAACTGTGCCTGAATCCTGATCATCTGCGGTGGGGTTCCCACCGGGAAAACATGCTGGATCTTCAGGCTGAGCGGGGCTACTGCAAACACTGCGCCCACTGCAACGGCTAGGTACAACGCCAGCGGCTGCGCACCCAGTGTATCCGGGTGCGCAGCCGCTGCTGTGCTACTCGCTGGCGCTGTCCGTGCTGCTCGTGCTGTCCGACGCCGCTGCCACGTCGGGCACGGTCTCGGCCGAGAGTTGTTCGGCCGTCAGCTTGGACGGGGCGGCCTTCCGGGGCCGCCGGGCGGCACGCTTGCGCGGCTTCTTCGCGGCGCCGCTGGTGGCCGTCTGCGGGCCGCTTGCAGCCTTCCGGGCCGTGGGTGCCGTCTCGGTCTTCGGGGCGGCCACAGCGTCCGGCTGCGGCGCCTCGGGGCCACCGTAGCGGTACCCGTCCACGAAGGCGCCTTCCAGCAACTCGGGCGGTACGTCGGGGTACAGGTCCAGCGGGACGTCCGTCCCGGTGCTGCTGGACGTCTGCAACTTCGGCGTCTGCGCCAGGGCCCACCGGGCGAAGGCGCGCCGCTGCTCGTCCGCCGGTTCGATGTGCACTACGCCGCTCATGCTGCCACCGGCCCACAGAAGCAGGGGTCCAGGGACACGCGGACGGCTGCGGCCATGCAGCACGAGACCTCGGCAACGAACGTGGACTCTGCGACCGCGCGCCGGTCGTTGGTCACCGTGTTGACCCCCTGCCACTCAGCGGACAGCGCCAGGCTCGGCACGTCCCGGCGAACCCGCATGGGCGGTGTGACGTACAGCCACGCTTCCCCGGCCGGGGCTGCCGCGCCCGGCGTCTGCGGCGCGGTGTACGGGCCGACGCTGGCCGCGTAGCCAGCACCGAGGACCACCCCGTTGCCGGCAAGCGTGGTCGGGCAGGTCTCGTCCGAGGCGAACGGCACGAGGTAGTTGGTGGACAGCAGCGAGGCCGCACCCACCGGCACGTGAAGCAGTCCGGTCCCGCCGAAGTTCCGGGCCAGCCAGTCTTCCAGCAGCCCGATGGCGCTGACGATGTGGACCGCGCCACCCGCCGGGGTCAGGTCGCTGCCCAGCGCCATCTTCGCCAGGCCGCGCTGCATGAAGAACGCTTCCAGCGTGAACTGCTCGCCCATGCGCAGCTGGTCCAGGGCGCGCGACTGTGCCTCGGGGAAGCTGACGCCGAAGGTGGAACACTCGACACCCGCGTACGCGGTGACCGGTTCGAACGAGCACGCCTCGGGGCGGTCGAACAGCTTCTCGGCCGGGTTGACCCACGGCACCAGGATGTTGTCCGGATCCGGGGCCGGGCAGTCCTGCCACGGGTTGGACTCAGCGCAGGACATGCTGATCATGTCCGTGCCGTTCAACTCGTGCATGTCCGTGGTGGTGACCACGTCCACGCAACCGCCCAGCAGACCGTTGGGCAGCGGATCGGACGTGATCGGCGGAACGAGTGCCCGCAATCCTGCACTGGGCATGGTGGCCCCTTCCTGGTTGGGTGGCGCTGCCAGTCTAGCGGTGCAAAGGGAACGGCCCCCGCCGTCAAGCGGGGGCCGTTCCGAGGCTGCTGACTGACCCTTACGGGACGACGGGGCAGAGTTCCACGGCGTTGCGGCGGCCGACCGAGCCGTCCGGGCAGACGTCCACGGTGACGAGACGCGCGAGGCCGAGACGGTCGATGAGCATGACCGCTTCCTCGCTGAAGATCTTCTCGTCGTTGGTGGCCACGGTCACCGAGTCGATGATGACGCCGAGGTTAACCTCGGGGCCACGACCCAGCTGGAAGTTGCCGGACGGGTAGATCATGAACTCGACCGCGTCCGGCCACGTGGTGGCCAGCGCGGTACCGCCGATGTCCGTGGGGACCGCAGGCGCGAGACCACGGGCCCACTGGACCTGGACGCCGAGCCGGGCGAACGCGGTGGTGAGCCGGGACACGTCAAGGTCTTCGAGCGCCACGCCTTCCTGCCGCGCCAGGTCGGACAGGAACAGGTTGCGGGTCCACCAGGGGAAGACCACTTCGAGCTGTGTCGAGTCGCAGAGGTTGTAGCGCTCGATCATGTCGGCGGCCTGAAGGGCGACCGCTTCGTACACCGCCGAGAATGCGGCGAAGGACGCCCGGACGGTAACCGCGCGCGTCGGGACAGCAGCGATGATCGCGGCACGGGCCGTGTCGTACGCCTCGGTCTTGATCCGGATCTCGTGCGCCACCATGGCGTTGCGCACGTACCAGTCGATCAGCTCGGGGAAGAACCGCTGCGTGAGGATGCCGGCCGAGAGGCAGACGCCCTGCGCCTGCGCGCGGACGTCGATGGGTGCCGGGCACGGGATCTCGAAACACGGCTTCGTGTTGCCCGCGATGTCGTCCTGTTCGGTGTGCACCCACGTGAGCGCCGCGACGTCCAGCGCGGGGGTGCGGAAGAACCGCAGCCCGCCCCGGTTGATCTGGACCTCGGGAAGGTCCCAGAGCATGTCCGGGCACGCGATGTCCGTGATGTCGTAGACGGTCTCGGACGGGGCACACCAGCCACCGGCCGCCACGAGGTCCCCGCCGTTCAGGCGCCGCTGGTCCGCCGCGTGCATGAGCGCGGTGGATCCCTCGGGGGCCGAGGACGAGTCCTTCACGATCAGCTCATCCGGGAACGGCAGCTTGTACGACGCCACCAGACCGGTACCACCACCGGCCGTCTTCAGCCCGGTCGCGCGCCGCATGACGCCGTCCGTGATGTCCGAGAGGTTGACCACCTCACCGGGGCGGAAGCCGGGGACGTCCACGGACGCCGTGATCTCGATACCGTCCGGGACCTCGGGGGCCAGGTAGCGCGCCATCCCGGTGCCGGTGCCGGACTGCTTCGCGCGGACAGCCGCCAGGTTCAGCGACGTGCGGCGGACACCGGACGCGGTGACGACCTCGGTCGGTTCGATCACCTCGGGCGCGGCCGGCGCAGCCTCGGTCTCGGCAGCAGCTGCCACGTCCTCGGTGGCGGCCGGGTCACCCTCACCGGAAGCGGACACGTCCTCGGTGGCTTCGTCGCCGAACACGTCGGCGGTCAGAGCGTCGATCTCGGCAGCGGCGGCCTCGGCCGCAGCGGTGCGTGCCGCGCGCTCGTCCTTCAGCGTCTGGATGGACGCCTTCAGGGTGCGAAGGTTCGGCAGCGTCTGCGGGGTCACCACGGTTGTCTTCGAGACGGTCTGGAAGGACCGGACCGCTGCGGCCAGGTTACTGTCCAGGTCTTCGTCCGTCAGCGCGGTGACGTCCACCGGAAGTTCGTACATGTCAGCCATCGTGGCAGTCTCTTTCTCAAGTGAAAGGGACCCGGCCTAACGCCAGCAGCTATCGCACATGATAGCCGCTGGCGTGGACAGGTCCGGGCAGGTTGCTTAGACGCTCTGGCCGGGGGACAGGATGGTGGCCGAGGCGAAGCGCGCGGCCACGGTGTCGGCCGCGTCCGAGTTGGTGGTTTCGTAGACCTGACGTCCGCTCACCATGACTCGATAGGTGCCGGACGGGGCGGGTGTGCCGGTGCCGGTGGCACGGGCGCGGTTCTTCGAACAGGCGCAGGCCATCGCGTCAGTTCCCTTCTGTTCCGGTGGTGTCAGGGCCCATCGTACGGGCTTCCGCCAGCAGTGCTTCCAGCTCTGCCGCTTCGTCCCGCTTGCGCGCTTCCGCCTTCTCGGTGGCGGCCACCAGGGCTTCGGCCAGCCGGTCATAGTCGATGGACGCAGCCAGGTCCGCCGTAACGTCCAGCAGCGGCAGTTCCTCGGCCGCCTGGCGGGCTGTCTCGGTCTGGATGACCGCTTCCACCTCGGCCATGGTGGCGGACGCCGTCAGCGCCATCTGGGACCGCTCGACGACTGCCGAGGCGAGCAGCGGGGACGAGTGGCCGGGCACCGGCACGGCGAGCACCGCGCGCAGCTGCCAGTTTCCCGAAGGGCCCTTGCGCATGTGGTAACTCGGCTGCGTGGCCATGAAGACCGCGCGGTCCCACTCGGACAGCCACGGGGCCGCTGCGCCGCTGAACCACATGCCGCGCTCGTTCATGCCCACGGTGACGATGCCCGCCACGGTGCGGGTGTCGTCGAACTGGCACGCGGACGTCTCGCACTCGGCGCCGTCCCGGTGGTGCCCCGCGTTCATGGTGAACGCCCCGGCCTTCACGGTGGACCCGTCGTTCAGGGTGAAGCGCTGGCGCAGGAAGTGCGTGGTGTCGATGCGACCAAGACCGTCGATCGTGATCTTCTTCGCGAAGCCCGCGTGAGCTTCGCCGGCCTGCGCCACCCAGCCGAAGATCCGGCCGTTCGAGTAGTTGACACCGGGGCCGCCGGGCGGCAGTTCGTCCACGGTCGGTTCGGCGAACCACTCGGCCGGGAAGGCAGGCGCTTCCTTCAGCGTCTCAAAGGCACTGGCGATCAGGTCATCCATGTTCTGGTCCTCGGTTTCCTCGGTGTCGGACGCCACCATCCGGTCGTCCCCGTCCGCCAACCGGTCATCGGTCATGACGTGGTCGGCCCGGACCGAAGTGGTCCGGTCGGTGTAGAGACCGCGCGCCAGCCGGACCACTTCGCCGCGCTGCGCCGCGCGGGCCAGGTGGCGGTGCACGGCGGTCAGCGGGACCTTCAGGAACTGCGCGACGCGTGCCGCACCAACAGGGGTGTTGCTGCGACGCACGTGGCGTAGCACGCGCTCGTAGTCGCTCGACTGGGACGCGGTCAGCGTCTCTTCCCCCACAGCCTCGGCCGAGGCGAACATCTCGGCGTCGTCCAGCACGATGCGCGCGTTGGCGTAGGCCGGAATGCTCACGAGCGTTGCACCACGGACGCGGCCACGCGTGATGCGGACCAGGTAGTCCCCGCTGCGCTGCTCGTCCACCACCACCCCGTCCGGTGCGTCCGGCTGTCCGGCCGCTGCGGTGAGCACCGAGGCCGGGACCTTCCCGTCCGCCGCAACGAGCATCGCAACGCGCTGCGACGCGATCACGGTGGACGTCCCGGACGCGGTCAGCGTCGGCTGAGTCTCGCCGTCCAGGGACCAGCCGCCATCCGGCAGCGGCATGACGGACGCCGTGATCAGCTTGGTGGTGAAGGCTTCGCCGCCCGTGGCGTCCACCATCTGAATGTCCACGTCGTCCAGGTCCACGCTGACGCCGAGCGGGGCACCCTGGGCAAGCAGCATCGCGGCTTCAGCCCCGGCCTGCTGTGTCAGGTACAGCACCCCTTCACCCGGGATCCGGTCGCCATCGCGGCCGATGGTGTGGATCGCGCCGGCCAGCTCTGCACCGTCGTGGCCGCCGCGCATCTCGTCCGCGTACTGAAGCGGCCACGGGCCCGGACCGTCCCAGAAGAGCGCACCGGGCGTGAACAGGCGGCCGTCCCCGGTCTGCTGGTTCTCGAAGGCCAGCGCGGTGTCACCGGGGGTGGACCAGGTGACCAGCGCGGGTGCTGAGTCCACAGCCAGTTCCGCCATCGGTTCATCCGCGAAGTCGTCCGGCACGTCGGACAGCGTCAGTGGAAAGTCGGTGTAGTCACCGCCGAAGGCCACCCGGATCCGGTCGAACGTGAGCGGCCCGGTGCCGTTGTCCAGTGCTGCCTGGTCGGCCGCGCCATACGTCGCGGTGACGTGCGGGGACCACGGGGTGTGGTTCATGGGCAGCTCGTACCCGAGGTCACCCACCTGGTAGCGGATCTCACCGTGGACGTCGGCCAGCCGAACCGTGTCGGCGTCCTGATCGTCCCCGATGTTCCACACCCATGCCGGCTCGGGCCCGCTGCTGTTCCAGCGGGCCACCCCGAAAGCACGTGCCTGTACCGGGGACAGCCAACCGGCCGCGCGGCCCACGGCGTTGATCAGGTTCACCCGCTGCCGGTCGGTCCAGTCCGCCGCGTCCCCGAGGTAGGCCAGCGTCACGTGCAGCTGGTCCACCGGCTCACCGCCTTCGATGGCCATCCGCTCGGCGTCCGCCACGCTCGGCATGAGCGCCACCATCGCACCCGTGTGCACGTCAGCGGCTGCTGACAGGTCGTCGTCCCGGTTCATGCTTGCGGTCCCTTCGATGGCAGGCGCGGCCGGTACAGCCGCACGCATGATGCAACGGCACTGTATCGTCAGGTCCGCCGGGGCGGCCGGGTCACCGGGGTACATCATCGGCGTACCGCCCACGTCAAACGGATCGTCCAGCAGCTGAAGCTGACCGTTCGCGTCACGGTGCGCCTGCCGCACCCTCTCGTCATTGCGCGTCAGCCACTGCTTCACCAGCGGCCGGTCCGGTCCGGTGAGCACCTGCGCGGCAGCCAGTGCACCGGCGTTCCACGCGCGGGTGGACTCGGTCTGCGCGATGCGCTCGGCGCGCACCGGCCCCAGCTGCGCCCCGGTGTCGTTGAACGCGGCGATCATCCGGGCCTTCAGCTCGGGCAGCGACTCACCCGCACCAACACCCTCGGCAAGCACCTGGATCGCGTCGGCGGCCAGGTGGTCCCCCACCGCGTCCACCAGCATCGTCGTGGCTTCCAGGTACGGTGCCAGCTGCCGGTCCAGTTCCTCGGGCGCGGGGACCGTCTCGTCCAGTTCCTCGGCGGCCACCGCTGCGGACCTGCCGGCCAGCGACCGCAGGCGGCGCATGAGCCCCGGTACCCGCTTCGTCCACATGTCTTTGATCCGGGACACGCTAAAGGCTGCTGCCACCAGTTCGGTTGACGCGGCCACCGCGTCAGCGAACTCGGACGCGGTCAGCGTCAGCGCCGCCTGGACGTCCTCACGAAAGCCTGCTTCCAGCTCTTCCAGCAGGGCTTCCAGCTGCTCGTCCGTCATACCGTCACCGCCGTACGGTCGGCCACCTTCAGCTGCGCCAGCAGCCGAGGCACGTTGTCGAAGTCGTGCGCGGCACCGGTCACCAGCAGCGCGCTGACGTACTCGTCCAGTGCTGCGGCCAGCGCCACCGGGTCCTGCCCGTACCGCGCCGCAATGTCCGGCACCCGGACCCATGCGTCTTCCAGCAGCCGGTGCGCCACGATGTTCTCGCGCGGCACCGGGTGGCGGGTGTGCACGGTGGCCGAGGCCAGCAGCTCACGCGCCGCTGTACGGGCCGGACGCGGCACGGCAGGTGTCAGCAGCAGCTTCCGGCCAGCCACGCCGAGCGCAGCCCACACGAGCCCGTCCACGGCTTCCGCAAGAGCGGCGCTGGTGTCCGCCGTGAAGCTGTCCAGCACCGCGTTGCCGGTCGGGTTCAGCAGGGACAGGCTGGTGGCCGTCTTCACGGCTGCCGCCAGTTCGACGTCCGACACGGACGACTCGGCAGGCGGCGCCTGGGTCTCGTTCACGGGCAGTGTCCCTTCCTCGGTGGCGGTGTTCTCGCGGCTGCGGCGCGGTGCGCCCACGGTCGGTGCGTCCTTCTCGGTGAAGCCCAGCTCACGGCGCGCGGCCTTGGCGCTGATCAGCCCTTCCCGGAACGCTTCCAGCGCGCTGGCGCTCTTGTTGCTGGACGACCGAAGGCCGGACGTGTCGTACCAGACCATCCATTCGTCGGCGTCGGGCACCTTGTCGAATTCCAGCAGGGGCTGAAGCCACTCGGTGGTGAGTGCCTGGCAGACCAGCGCCAGCTTCGGTTCCGCACCCATGCGCAGTGCCTCGGCGGTGAGGGCCCATGCGCCCCAGTGCGACGCGTCCCCGAGCCCCAGCAGCACTTCCGCCGGGACGTCCGCCCCGGTGGCGAAGCGGCGGATGGCTTCGTCCCGAAGCTGAATGGCCATCGCGTCGAACTCGGACGTGAACTGCAACCACTTCACGCCGCTGATCAGGTCGCCCGGAACCTCAATCACGATGGGCACCGTGGCCGCCGCTGACTCGGGTTCCCGGATCGCCGTGGAAGCCACTTCAATGAAGGTTTCCAGCAGGCTGTCTTCCGCTTTGTCCTGACCGGGCGTCGTGGGGAAGCGGGCCCCGGACGGCACGAGCAGCAGCCCGCGCCCGGTGATGCGCGACCGCGCGATGGCGGCCACCGCAGCGTTCAGCAGCCGCAGTTCTTCCAGGATGACCAGGGACCTGATCACGGGGCTGGTGGCCTGTTCCCGGCGGCGCGGGGACGGCTTCCACACCCGCATTGCCACCGGGGTGTCCGGGCCCATGTTCGGATCGTCAGGGTCGTACTCGGGGATGTCCAGGTCTTCGCCTTCGATGGTGGCGCGCACCTTGCCCCGCTGGACCTTCACTTCCTCGGTGGACAGCACCACCCACTTGTCCCCCGCGAAGCTGTCCGACTCTGGGTTAGGGACGATGATCAGCCATGAGTCACCGGCCACCGCAAGCTGCGTGCCGAAGTCGGACAGCAGGTTGGACTGGCCGGTGGCGCCGCCCGCGATGGACGCCACCAGCTCACTGGCGCGGCTGCCCTCGGGTGCGGCTTCCACTGATCCGTCCGGGCCGCGCTTGCCGGCGAACAGGGTGGCGCCGGACATGGCGTTGGACACCCAGTCCGCGTAGGTGCCCACCTCGGGGACCGTCTCGAAGAAGTCCCAGGCCAGCGCGGCCTGGCCGCTGTTCTTACCACCGCCGCCGCCGCCCTTGCTTTTTGTCAGGATCCGCGTGGCTGCGGCCGTGATGCTCTCGATTGCACCCATGGGCGGTCAGTGTCCCCTCGGTTCGTGACCGGGGCGCGAGTCGTCCCAGCGGTTCAGCAGTGCCTGGATACCGGCGACCGCCCAGCACTCGACGGCGTGGACTATCAGCGGTGCCTTGCCCCACTGGCCGGCTGCGGTCAGGTAGACCAGCGTCGTGATCATCGACAACCACCAGCCGGTGCAGTACGGGCAGCTGATGAGCTGACGGACGAAGGTGCGGAAGCGGTTGGACCGGCCCGGACGGATGCCGTCCATGTACCAGCGTTCCAGCCAGCTGTCCGGGGTCCCCCGTAGCTTGTCCCCGATGGTGTCCCACACCACCAGCTGCGTAGCGCGGTAGGCGGCGAATCCCAGTGCGGCCAACGTCATGAGGTTCTGCACGTCTTTCCTTCCGTCAGTCCCGGTGTGTGGCCAGCTTACCGGGGTTGCGGGGCGGCCCCAGATACGGGCTGAGACCCCAGGACGTTGCGGGTGCGGCACTTATGGCAGAAACGTCTTCGCTGGTCAGGGCCTTATGGCAGCAAATACCAACCTTCCCTATGTGAACGGTTTTTGTGTACGGGGCCCTAGGTACCACGCAGCGTGCGCGCGCGGGCACATGTAGTAGTGCCGTAGGTGCCTGACGTAAAAACACGTACGTATAGAAAGGTTGGCTGGCGCTGCCACAACGGCCTGACCTGCAACGATGCCCCGGCCGTTTCTGCCCACTTCTGCCGCACACGCAACGTCCGGGGGTCCTGATCACCCGTCAGAGTGGCCCGGACCCCCGGTTGTTGGCGTCAGCCAGTGACCAGCGCCAGGCCGGACGCGGACGCCAGCCTGTTCAGGACCCGGTTGGCGGTTGCTTCGCCGTCCCCCACCTCGTTGATCGTGATGTTCGCGACCAGCCCGGCCGCTTCCTTCACGCGCCGCTTCGCCCCGTTGGCGATGGCCCGATCCTTGGACTCACGCGACCAGATGTGCCCTTCGTCGAACGGGTCCCCCGGCTTCCACCCCTGGGTCACGCCGGCCGCAGTGGACATCACCGAGGGGATCGGGCTGGTGAACCCCTCGGCCACGCTGCTCGCCATCTGCTTGGACGCGGACGTGACCGCCGCGCCCATCGAGTCGATGCCGTTGACGAGACCCTGGCCGGTGTTCTGTCCGATTTCGTAGAACAGCTTGGACGGGGACGCGATGCCCAGGAAGTTCTTCGCAGACTCGACTGCATCTGATACGGTGTTGCGTACCGCGTTGATCAGGTTCTGTGCTACCGAGATGACGCCGTTCTTGAGCCCGTTCAACAAGTCTTTGCCCGCGTTGTACAGGGTCGTCCCGAGGTCCCCAAGCCCCGTTTTGATCCGTCCCGGAAGTTCCTTGAAATACTTCAGGACGTTGCTGGCCGTGGTGGACACCACGGTGATGATGCGGTCCTTCGCATCGTCGAACTTCTGCTTGGCCGCGATCACGAACATGGCCAGCTGGAAGACCACATCGTCCTTCAGGTCCCGGAAATACTGGACGATATCGGTCCAGATGTTCGAGACCGTCTCGGTGGCGTTGTCGTACAGGTCACTGAAGTACCCGACCACGTCTTCCCAGAGCTGCTTCACCCACCCACTGGCGTCAGACCAGAGCTGTTCGAAGAAATCAGCAACCTTGGCCCACATTTCGGACACCGTCTCGATGGCGCTGTCCTTCATGTCCGTGAAGTTGTCTTTGAAGTCGGTGACGAAGTCCACGATGGACGTGATGACGTCCGTGGCCTTTTCGATGATCTTCGTCAACACCTTCACGATGCCTTCGATGACCGGGACCACAGCAGTCAGCGTCAGCCACTTGATCACCTCGGCCGCGAACTGGATGATCGGCGCGATCGCTTCCACGATCAGGACCACCAGCGGCGCCAGCGCTTCCACCAGTCCGATGATGGGATCGATCAGCGGCAGGATCGCGCCCAGTACGGCCAGGAAGGCATCGATGATCGGCGGCAGGATCGGCAGCAGCGCGTCCACCAGCGCCGTGATCAACGGGGCGAAGGCTTCCACCAGCCGCGCGATGATGGGTGCGATGGCTTCCAGAATCGGGGCGAAGCCTTCGATCAGCTGAGCGATGAGCGGCGCCAGCGCGGTCGCGATGGTGCCCACGGTCTCGGCCAGCGTGAGCAGCAACGGCGCCAGTGCCGTGATCACGCTGCTGAGCACATCACCCAGAATCGGGATCAAAGGGGACACGGCCTTCACGAGCGTCAGGAAGGCGTCCACCAGCGGCGGCAGGATTGGCAGGATGGCGTCCAGCGCGGCCGTCAGGACGTCAGCGATCACGCCCGCCACCTGCGCGATGATCGGGGCCAGACCGGACGCCAGCTGACTGATCAGGCTGGCCACCACCGGCAGGATGGGGGTGATCGCGTTGACGATCTGGGTGAAGGCCGGGGCGACCGCCTTCACCACGGTGAGCACCGCACCGAGGGCAGCACCCAGCACGCCGCTGACGCCGGCCAGCAGGCTGAAGATGGATTCCAGAATCTGCGTCCCCTCGGCGGACGCCAGGAAGTCCGCCAGCTGGCCCGTCAGCATTTCGATGTTGGCCAGCAGTCCCCCGCCGGCTGCCGCTGCCTGGCCGAAGACGCTGGACAGGATGGACCCCACGTTGCCGACGATGGCGCCCAGCTGCTGGAAGACAGCCAGTGCGCCTTCCACCCATGCCACCGCCTGGCCGCTGCTGGCCGCGTTCTGAAGGAAACCCCCGAGGGACTGCCCCGCGCCTGCCAGTGCCGCGCCGAAGCGCTCGCCGAAGGCATCCGACACCGAGGCGGCCACCTGAAGGAACCCTGCGGTCAGCTTGTTGGTGGTCCCGGCCAGACCGTCCACGGCCGATTCGGCGCCGCCGAGGATGCTCGTCACGTTGCTGACGCCGGCCGAGCCCTGAACGTACCCGAGCACCCCTTCCGCAGCGTTGCCCCACTCGGTGGCGATGCCGGACAGCCCCTTCTTCAGCGGCCCTTCCAGCGCCTCGGCGGTGCGGGTAATGTCGCCTTCGATCTGCTCGAAGAAGCTGTCCTGCACCGTGGCCCGCAGCGCTTCGAACTCGGGCTTCAGCGCGCGGACTTCCTTGGCAGCAGCCTGCGCGGCCGGGGACAGGTTCTCGATGGCCTTGTTGAACTCGTCCGCGTCGCCCGTCAGCCCCGCGCTGAAGGCTTCCCCCACCCCGGTCAGCGCCAGCTTCAGCCCGCCCAGTGCGGCTTGGTACCCGAGGATCACGGCGGGCCCGGCAGCGATCAGACCGGCAGCGGGTGCCAGCGCAGCGCCGAGCGCGACAACACCCGTGGCCGCGCCTGCCGCAGCGGTGCCGAGCGCGGCAAAGCTGGCCGCAGCGGACGCCAGTCCGCCGAGGCTGCTCAGCGCGCGGCCGATGCCGCTGATCGCTCTCTCGGCCCGGTCGGTGTCGGCGTCCACGTCCACGGTGACCGTGGGTGCGTTGTGCGCCCGGATGGCGGCGTCGAAACCGTCCAGGTTCGGGATTGTGTTCACTGCCACCGTGGCGCCCACAAGCGCCGCCTGGATGGCGTTGATGAACTGGTCCCGGTCGATCTCGGGGGTCACCCGCACGGTGGTGGCGTAGCCGGCCAGCGCGTCCAACTCGGCGCGCGCCTCGGATACGTCCAGGTCCACGTACGTCGTCAGCGGGGTGATGCGACGGATAGCCGCGTTCAGCTGACGTTCCATCCGCCGGGCACCGTCACGAGCGGCTTGGTCCAGGGACCTTTCGATCCGGTCTGCGAGCCGGGTCAATCCGGCGTCTGCCGCCGAATCGTCCAGGGTGATGGTGACGCTGCCGGTACCGAGTTCTTCATCTGCCACGGGGTCCCGTCCCTTCCGGTGGTGTGGCGGGACCCGGCCTAGCGCACAGCAGTCGCGGCCAGTCTACGGGCCGTTGACACCGAGACCCCCGTTAGTGCATGATGGTGGCAACGCAACCACACCAATGAAGGGCCACCACCCATGAGGAAGACGCACACCACAGCCTTCGCCACGGTGACCGCCGCCGCGCTCGGTGTCGTGCTGCTCACCGGATGCGGCACCGAGGACACGGACGACGACTGCCGCTCGGCGGCGCCCGTCGTGATGTTCCTCGGCGCTGACCACCACTACCACTACGGCAGCCCGACCGGAAAGATCGTGCCGGCCACGCAGGTCCCGAAGTCCGCGCGCTCGGCCAGCGGGTACAAGGCGCCGTCCGCGAAGGTCGCGCCGCCCCCGAAGGTGGACCTGAAGAAGCCGGGCACGAGCGGCAGCGTCAAGCAGCCGTCCGCCCCGCGTCCGGCCGCACCGGCGCCACGTCCGGCCCCCGCTGGCCGGCGGTAACGGACATGGGCTTCAGCCACAGCACGTACCACGCGTTCGGCGTTCACGTGCCGCGCGGGCAGTACCAGACCGGCCACCTGAACAGCGAGTGTGAGTGGGTGGACGCGGTCATCCGTCACACCGAGGGGCTGGACAACCGGCTGCTGGGCCACCTGCCCGCAGGCGACTACGACCGGGACCAGCTGTTCCTGGTCGCGTCCGAGCCGGGCGAAAAGCTTCAGGTAGAACTCGGTTCCTTCCGGGTGCTGTCCGAAGTGGACGTGACCGGACGGGCCGAGGCGATCAAGGCGCTCGCCGAAGCCGCCGGGTACACCATCACGGCCGAGCCGGGATGGCTGGTCGTCCCGGATTGCAGCTGACACGGTACAGAAAGGGGCCCCTGCCGCGATGGCAGGGGCCCCTTGGTGTGTTCACCCGTACTGTGCGTCCGAGGCCGCGAAACGGGCGAGCATGGCTTCCGCGTCGTCCAGCGTCATCCGCCCCGGTGCCTCGGGCGGGGGTGCACCGGCCGCTGCCGCCGCTTTCGCCTCGGCCAGCCGCGCGTCCCGTACTTCCTTCGGCTCGGCGGTCAGCGCCGCCAGCGTCCGATTCCAGGCCGCTTCGTCCTTCGAGTGCTGCCGCAGAGTGGCTTCGAACGCGGCGAGCAACTGGCCGAGGTCCCACGTACGGGGGTCCACGCCGGACAGCGTGAGCTGGCCGAACCAGTCGTCCCACGTGTCCGCCAGGGTGGCCGTCAGTCGGAAGACTTGCCACCAGCGGCGTCCCGGTTTCCCGAACCACCGCCGTACAGCTCAGCCACGTATTCCATGAGCTGGACCAGCACCCTGTCCGGGACGCGCATCCCGTCGAACACGGTCTGCGAGTCGGGCAGCATGAACTTCCGGACGAAGGCGCGCATGGCCTCGGACAGCTCGGTCAGGACGTCGGCGTCCAGCCCGTCCGCCTTCGTGTGCTTGGTGCTGGTGGCCTTCCCGCCCTGCGCCGACTTCACCTTGCCCTGGACTTCCCGCAGCTGCGCGTACGCCTGCGCGAACTCGGCCCCTACCACCTCGGGTTCGAGCATGAGCACGTGCGGACCGATCACGGCTTCGTGCGGCTCGGTCCTGATCTCAAAAGTCTTCGTGGCCACGGGGCCCCTTCCATTGTTCCGGTGGTTTGTCTCGCGGGACCAGACTACCGTCCCACGGGCGCGGACCAGGGCGACCCGTTCGCGGCCGGCACGGACTGCGGCTGCGCGGCGGGGTTGCCGATGCGGGACTCTTCGTTCCAGTCCAGGTGCGCGACCGCGTACCGGCCGGCGTCCAGGCTGTGATTGTTCCGGTCCACGGGCACTTCCTTCGGGATCCCGTCCGTGCCCCGGACCGTCTGCCACACGTACCCCGGCAGTTCCGCGCACCAGCCGCGCGGGGTGTTGCGCACCTTTGCCGCGTCGTCCCGCCCCACCACCGCGCCCCTGAAGGCGTACAGGCGCGGCTTCCCGTCACCCTGCTTGCGGATGCGCGCCTGCGTGAGCTGGATCCCTCGGCTGATGCCCTTCTTAGCGGGCACGGTCGGCATCCGCAGATGACGTTCGAGCGTCTTGCGGTCTTCCAGCTGGTGGTCACAGACCACCGCGTACGGGACCGGCTCGGTGTCCTCGTTCTCTTCCATGATGCTGCGGATGTTCGCGGCGTGGTCTTCCACCAGCACCTGCGACCGGTGGATCTCACGGGTCAGGTACATCCGGCCGTCAGGGTCGGTGCGCCACCACTGGCAGACGAAGGCGTCGTTGTACCCGAAGTCCACCGTGAGGAACAGGGGCCAGTCCTTCGGCACCGGGAACCAGTCGATGACGTTGACGTCCTCGCGCCAGTCCTCGTAGACCATGCCTTCAGCGGCAGCCCAGATTCCCTTCAGGTACCGCAGCTTCCGCACCCCGGTCAGGGCACCGAGCCGCGCCAGGTACGCGGCCCCGGCCTTCGTCGGCGTGCCGTCCCGCTCGAACAGGTACGGGTTGTCCTCGTGCAGCGAGTGGATATGCCGGGCCCGGCCTTCCTTCGCCATCTGCAACAGGTGGTGGTCCGGGTGGTCCGGGTTGGTGAGCAACACCATCTGCTTGTACGTCGGCGACTTCCCGCGCAGACGCGTGGCCACGACTTCCACCCCGGTCACGGACACCTGGTTGGACTCGTCGATCAGCACGCGGTCAACGTCCATGGACAGGAACTTGCCGGGCCGGTCCATGCCACCGGGGATGATCAGGGACCCGTTGCTGTAGCGGTAGGCGGCAGGCTTCGAACCGCTGCCGCCGAACCACGACACGTGGCCGGACGCCAGTTCCTGTGCGGCCACGAACTGTTCGTACGTGCGCAGCGTGGACGCACCGAGCGACGCGGCAGTCTGGCGCAGCAGCAGCGTGACGAGACCCGGCACCAACAGGCTGGTGGTGTGGATCTTCATCAGAGCGGCCACGCTCTTTCCCGTGCCGGCCGGACCGGACACGAGAACCGTTTCGTCCCGGGCGCGCATCAGTTCGAGCGCGCCGCCGCGCGGCTCGTACGTGGTCACACGAGATCCTTCGGATCCATGCCGATGATCCGGATGGTCGGGACGTCGTCCCCGTCCCCCGCGTCCTTCGCCGGCTTGTCCACGCCGTTCAGCTTCGTGATGTCCGTGACCAGCCGACGCGCTTCGTCCACGGCGCGCAGCTTCACGGCCCGGTCGTCCGAGGGCAGCTCGTTGCCGTCCGCGTCGTACTGGATGGGTGCGTCCGCGTCCAGCATGTCCAGCGTGGACTTCAGCAGGTGTTCCAGCCGCAGGTTAGCCGTGTCCCGCATCTGGTCCGCCGTCTCTTCGGCGCGCAGCGTGGCGTCAGCCATCGCGGCCCCCACGGCGCGCAGCGCGGCAGCGGGCGACGCGTACCCGCATGCGTCCGCGATCTCGGACCAGTGCGCGCCGCGCACCCGCAGCCGGATGGCGCGGTCCAGGTTCTGCTGGTCCAGGACTTCCTGCGCAATGCTCGTCATGGGTCCGTCCCTTCATCGGTGGCGCCACCAGCGTACCGAGCGGCAGACACAGTTCGGCCCCCGTTGGACGTAACGCCAACGGGGGCCGAACTGCGCAACCCACCAACCGAGGGACCACCGGAACCGCAAGGAAGGACGGGACGCGTCCAGGGTACCCGCTCAGAACAGCAGCCGTAGGACGTCCTCGGCGTCGTGTTGCCGGTCGTTCCATCCGGGCACCGAGAGACCAGGGCCGAACTCGTGCGCGATGCGGTCCAGCAGCACCAGAACGGCTTCCTGTTCACCGGCAGGCACGGGCTGATACCACCAGTTGTCACCGCGCGTCGCGGTGCGGATAGCGCCCATGGCGCACATCGCGGTGCCGTTGTCGAACGCGCCAGTGGTCCAGCCGCGCGCCCGGATCAGGTCACCGGCCGCCTTCAGGATCGGGTTGGGGCGGTACGCCTCGGGCTGCTGTGCGGCCCGCTCGTGCTCGCCCAGGATCCCAGCGACCGCCAGGCCGTCAGCTTCCTTCAGCGCGCCGGACAGCGCCGCCTGCGTGTCCTCGGGGATGTCCAGCAGGACGTTCATGGCCGCGTGCGACAGTTCGAGTCGCATTTCGAAGGTGATGGGCGGCAGCGCCTGGAAAGTCTCGGGCGGGGTCGTGGCGGCGATGGCGGCCACAGTCTCTTCGTGCGTCGCAGTTGTCATGTTGCAACTGTACCGCAACACGACGAAGGCCACCAGGGGAACGGGTCCCGGTGGCCTTCGTCGTGCGGGCGATTTCTACCTTACCGGGTGCCAGCAGTTGTCGTCGTCCCGAACCACCAGCCCGTCCACTTCCATCTGATCCAGCCGGCGCTTCACGACGGACTTGCTCGCACCGATCACGCGGGCCAGCTCGGACAGCGTCTTGCACGGGTCGTCTCCCAGGGCCCGGATGATCTGGTCGTCCCGGTCCTCGGCGGACACGCGGTTCCTCGGGCCTTCCAGCAGCGGCAGCGTGATCGTGTCGCCCACGGTCTCGTCCCACGGGTCCGACGCCGTGGTGGCCGCCAGCGCCTTCCCGTCCGCTTCGATCGCCTTGCGGGCGACCACGTCCGCGCTCGACGCGCGCCCGGTCTCGCGGCGCCAGATGGGACGGTCCGGCAGCGCGATGACGTCCGCCGGGGACATGGCCCGCATCTTCATCATCTGCGGGATGGACTTCGAACCGAGGTCCTGGTTCCGGAACAGGGCGAAGCCAGGCATGGGCAGTTCGTTCGCCTTCCACCCCTTCTCGATGGCGTCGTTGCCGAAGACGACCTGCGCGTCCGTGGTGGTGGCGAGCGCCAGGGACAGCCGGTGCACGAGCTGGCCCGCAATCTGCGAGTCCAGGCCGTGTCCGTCACCGGACAGCGCAGGCTTCTGGGTGCACCAGACCAGGATGATCTCGGCCGCCCGGTACTTCCGGGCGATGGTCCTCAGAGACGTCATGATGTCCTGGTAGTCCGAGCGCCCGTCTTCGTCCTTCGGGTACTTCGTCTTGCTGTCGCTGATCAGCTCACCGCCTTCGTCCACGAAGACCGTGATGCGCGGCCGGCTCGGGCTGATGCTGACCACGTCCTGGCCGCGCGGGATGAGCTGCAACCGCGACTCGCCCTCGGCGATCAGCTCATCGCAGAGTTCCCGCATCTCGTCCAGCTCACTGGCGATGCGGGCCCGGTGGTTCCAGGTCTTCGCTTCGATGTACTTCCGGTCGAAGATGACCAGCCGGTGGTCCTCGTACTCGGACGCCTCGGCCATGAGCGGCCGGGCGGACCAGGACTTGCCGGACCCGGTGGTCCCCGCGAACAGGATCCGCTTACCGAGCGGGACCGGGACTGTCTCGCCAGTGATCGTGTTGACCGCCCACGCGTCGCCCGGCTTCCAGCCGGTCATGTCCAGCCCGTCCGCAGAGCTGCGGGTGCGCAGCGTCATCCGGGCGTGACCGCCGGTCTTCCCCTCACGCAGTTCCAGGCGCGTCCCCTCACGCAGCCGCAACGCGGCGCGCAGCTGCGCTTCCTTCTTCCGCAACGCGTCCAGGTCCAGCGTCCCGTTCAGGGTCAGCTTCACCTGGATCCCCGAGTTGGTCAGCGTTGCGGCCCCTGCAACGACGTCGGACAGGCCGCGCGGTTCCGCAACGCCGTGCCACACCTTCGGGTCCAGCCGCTGCAACAGGTCGCGCTCTTCCTGCGACGGCTGCAACGCTTCCAGCACAGGGTCCACGGCGTCGCGCGACACGTGGCGTCCGCCGAGCAACACCGTTGCGATGTTGAGCGCGATCGCTGCAACGCTCGTTCCAGCCGCAACGTCCGATGCGGCGCTGTCCGACACGAGCCACCACAGACCCGTTGCAGCGGTGTGCACCGCGTGGCACCGCACGGCCAGCTGCGGCAGCGTCAGCGGGTAAGCGCGACGCGCCTCAGCGCGTACCGAGGACGCCTCGGCGGCCAGCTGCTTCGTGTCGCGGACCACGATGCGCGCGGCACGGCGCTCGCCGTTGAAGACGTTCCACCACGCCACCTCACCGCGTGCGTTCTCGAACGCCTTGCGGTCGCGGCGCAGGTCGCGCATGGCGTCACGGTGCGCCCTGTTGGCTTCCAGCAGCGCCTTCCGGGCGTCCTCGGTACGGGCCTCGGTACGGGCGTCCGCCACCTCGAACCAGCGCTGTGCGGGCATGGCCAGCGGCTTGCCCGCCAGGTCCAGGCCGCGCGCCAACGTGTCGCCGGCCGAAGCCAGACGGTCCGTCAGCGTCGGTCCCGGGGGCTGCGGTTTCAGCTCTGGGATGAGCGCTGGTGTGTCGAATGCGTCCACGGTCCTGTCCTTCCTGGTGGTTCCGTTTAGGGGTTGCCAGGCGACTGTACCACGGTGTTGCCCCGTTCGCACAGACCAGCAGGTGAGGGGCCGTTCCCGTGGCCGTTCCAACGCCCGTTCCCGATCATGTTCGGGCCCGTTCCTACGTGCGAGAACGACCGATTTATGATCTTTTGCCGGGGGTGGATAGGGGGTCTGCCGTTCCAGCCGTTCCAACCGTCGTACCCGCGTGCACCCGTACGCCTTCCGGGTGCTGCAACTTTCGAACAAAGCAGCAGCCCCCGCCATGTGACGGGGGCTGCTGCTGGGATTCCGCTTAGGTTCAGTCCTCGGGGGTGAGGTGCACGCCGATCAGCGAGAGTCCCCGGTCGTCAGCCATGTCCGCGACGACCCGGTGGGCGTCCTTCTCGGTCTTCGCTTCCACCCTGCCCGTGGCCTTCACGGTCACGTCGGTGTAGGGGACGTTCCCGTGAGCCTTATACGTGAAGCGCGCCATGATGTCCTGCTTCCTTCGTCGCGGTTGCCTACGAGACCGACTCTACACACTCTGGGCCTACAGCACAACACCCCGGCAGGAAGTTCCCGCCGGGGTGTCATCGTGGCTGGTCAGCCCTGGTGCATCGCGTGCGAGCAGCGGCCCCAAGCCGGGTCACAGTCCGGAACGTTGCGCGTCCTGCCGTCCAGGCAGATGTCACACAGCACGTAGTTCGGATTGTCCAGCGCGGCCTGCGTCGGAAAGCCGAAGTCCGGGATCATGCTGCTCGGTGCGGCGGCGCCGCAGTGGCGGTAGGTCTCGCCCCGGCCAAACCAGGTCCAGACGCGACCGTGGTCGTCGGTGATGTCCGGGTGACCGGCTGCCTCGGCCGCGTGCATCTCGGCCTCGGCACGGGTCCAGTTGGTGATGAGTCGCGTAACGGCGTCCATGCTGCCCTGCTTCCTTCGCTGCGGTTGCTTACAAGGAAGACGATACAGGCCGCACCCTGACAGCGCAACACCCCGGCAGAAAGTTCTCTGCCGGGGCGTGCAACGCGGATGAAACGGCTGGTCAGTCCAGG